AATCGTTTGTATCGGATAAAAAATCCAAACAAAGTACCAGAACTGATGCACAAAGAAAATTCTGGGAGGATAGAATCGGAACCAAAATCATCCCATTGAACTGTAATGTCCAACAGAGCAAACTTGGGAAATTTGAGAACTTGGAAGAAGAACTCCCAACCATAATCTTCATATTTTTCATAATCAAAGAGTTTCATTTCAGTTCCTCTTCTCTTTGAAGTTCATAAAACATAGCATTTAGAAACTCAATTGCGTGTTTTCCTACAATAAATGCATCCTTATCCTCAAAGAACCTATCCCCTACGGTTCTCATATCATAACCCTCTTTGGTTTCATCAAAGAAAGCAACAACATAACATAACTCTTTGTCGTTGCAATCCTTGTACCATCTGACGAGTTCATACTTTTTGTTGAATTCACTCCAACGAAACTCTACCTCACGAAACCTCATTCTTGTGTCTCCGTTGGTACTTGGGGTGGTGGGGGAGGTGCTACTGGAGGTAGTATAACAGGTTGTTGAACTGCTTGCACTTGAGGTTGTACCACTTGCTCAACTGGTTGTGCTGGTTGTGTTGGTTCTTCTAGTTTCCTTTCAAGTTCTTGGATTTTCTGTTCCAGAGGTGCAGTCTGTTCGTTTTTGATGTCCTCAGAAATCTTCCAACTTGCAAGTCCCACACTAAAAATACTACCAAGTGCAGCAACAACAGAAACAGTTTTAGAGAAACTCATAGTTTAGTCTTTAGTGATTTCGTTTGGTTGAGAATAAAAAAGTTCGTCTCGCCAGTTACGACCAGCAATATCAAAAGTAAAACCAACTCTTCCAATAGAAAAAAGAACTGATAAGAGTCTACCGTACCCCATAGAGATTTGAAGATAAGGACATTCAATCCATCCACCATACTCCCCATAATCAAAAGCAAGTTGAAGAAGTGAATAACGCCTACCAGTACAAAGAGTCATATAGTATTCTCGGCCGTAATCGTTTCTCACGCCATATTGAAGAAGTTTCATTTTGCTTTACCATGAAGAGGACAATCACCATTTACCCATTTACGATCCTCAGGCATATCTTCATTATCCATTACAGGGCACTTACAATTTTTTTCAACTGCTTCAGGAGAACCAGGAACAAGACCATTCCATCCTTTATACTTATACTGTTCTGCTGTCATTGCATCCATTTCCTCATCAGTATATTGAGGATTATCAGGATTCTCAAAACGTGAGAGTTTTGCTTTCAGATCATAAATCTCATCCTGCATCTCAGCAAATTCTTTTGAATACTCTTCAGAGAGTTTAAGGTCAAACTCATAAGCAATCTTTTTCATATCCTCTTCACTTCGCGTATCATTAAATGCAAGCGAACAAGCACCTTTCATAATACCAATTTCATTATGTCCCATTGTGCGGGCAATCGTTCCAAAAAAACGGAACAGTTGAATAGTGTTAATGTCTTCACAAGGAATCTCAAAAGTATAATGCTCCTCAGGAAGAGTTTCATCATCATACATTCCAGACCCACCATAAGTAGGAGTCCATTCAGTATCAAATTGAACTTTGAGTTTTGCTTTGTAGGTCATTGATCTTGATTTGTACGCACATACTATAAGACCCCTTCAATCAGAAATCAAGGGGTCTTGTGACAGTTCAATATCTGGGCCAACAAGGAACTCTTACTCTTTCTTTCCAAGATCTTACATATCCAGGTCTCCACCTATCTCCTGGAACATATTCCTCACGATACACAACTCCAGTGCAAACTGGTTCTCTATAATAAACTCTTGGTTCAAAAGGTTCCCAAAATTCTTTCCAAGTAATTGCACTTGCAGGAAGAGTGATAAAAGGTAAGAGGAGAATGAGATATTTCATTGTTTTTCCTCAAACTCCCTCATGAGTTCTTCTGCAAGTTTCATAGACTTACGCCATATCAAATACTTTACAATTGGATTTGCTGGATTATGCAGTATCCACCATTTTGTTTTTTCATATTGTACTTTTGCCAGTTGAGTTAGCATATAAAATGCCCTCGCTACACTATTATCCGTAACTATGAAATAGGTAAACAAAGCAAAAATAGCAAACCAAAATGTATATGAACTCATTGTCTTAGAGTCTTAAGATATTGCAGAACTTGTTCACGAACTGCCATCAACTCGTGAAAACAAAGTTGGTTATGAGCACAGTTACGAAGTTCTGAATCAGGTTTCAACACACTTTCTTCAAAAAGAGTCACTCCACGATTCCACTTGTCAATTTGAGATTCTTCGTTCATTTTTACTTTTGTATTTGATTACTATTTAATAGACTAATCCCAGCTCACGTTTTGATTTGTATCTATTGTTGGTAATTTCCAACCTCTATGGGATTTTATTTTTTTAGACAAAACTCTTGATATTTCTCCAGGAATTAAATTATATTTTTTAGAAAATTCTTTAATATTTTTTTCTTTTATAATAGTTTGATCGGGACTCATAATAACAAATTCTTTTGATATTTTTTCAATTCTAGATTTATGACTTATTAAATTTGTTTTTGTAAGTTTCCATTTTTTATATGATTTATACTTTCCATTTAAAACATTAATTATACTAGCAGGGTTTAAATTATATTGATTACAAAATTTTGTTACATTTTTACCAGTTATAATCGTACCATCAGGACTTTGTATTGTAAATTCTCTTTCAATTTTGAGTGTTCTTAATTCATATCCATAAACTTTGGTTTCGGGTAATGTCCAACCCTTATGAGATTTTCTTTTTCCAGATAAAACACATCCCATTGATGAAGAACTTAAATTATAGTTTCTACAGAATTCTGCAATATTTTCTCCTTCTAATATTTCCCCATTAGGAGATTTAAATTTAAATTTTTTAAAGCAAGTTGGATTTGTTGCGTCACCTCCTAAAGTAGAATTGTATCCTTTATAGTAGGTATTATATTTGTCTATCCAAAATACTTCTTGCTCATTTAGTAATTCTACATCACATTCTTCAATTACTCCCCATATAAAAGAATTCCATCCATATTTTTTTATAGCATTATAAAATTTTAAATTTCTTTTTTCATACTTTGCAGCACTTTTGTGTGAGGACTTTCTTCTCTCTAAACACTTAAGTGTTTTTCCAATATATTTTTTTCCTGTTGGAATACAATGAGCACAGTAAATTATGCCTTTAGGCATCGTAATTATAAGGTTAACTGCAAAGATATTTATATTAAAAAAGAGAGGTCACCCTCTCTTTTAACCTGAAAAGATAAATTGCAGTTAACCTTAATCAGGCAGAGTTATTTAGTCCCAAGAAATATTTTCTACTAGGAATCCGGGCATTACCATAGTCCATCCAATTCCTCCAGATTTATATGACCAAGAATATTCAAATTTATTATGAGAGTCCCACTGAACGAAACCTTTTTCTTTATCAAAACGTGATTTGATTGTCAATCCAAAGCGATTGGAAAAGATATTACGAGTGCGTAGAGCACCATTTGATTCTCGTGTTTCAATTACCACACAAGTATCATCATAGAATTGATCATCTTTTTCAATTCCACATGCAGTTTCATATCGAAATGGGCGATATGTTTTAACCTCTTGTGCAAAGACAGGAGAGGAAAACAAAAGTGCAGCAAGAACAATCAGTTTTTTCATCCAACAACCCTCCAACAAACGACAGCATTTCCTTTTTTTGGTGATTCTATATGAGCAAAAGCAGCATAAGAAAGATCTAGATCCGCATGAGAATAAGGACCACGATCATTCACACGAACGATAACTTGTTTACCGTTATCTTGGTTTGTCACCCGTATGCGTGTACCCATAGGTAGATGAGGACTAGCTGCAGTCCAAGAATAAGCATCAAACCGCTCACCGTTTGCAGTAGTTTTTCCATGAGTATTATCGTTCAAACCATAGTACGTGGTCGTACCGCAAGTAAGTGCAGCAATCAATCCAATCATTTAATAATACTCCAATGAGGATCGTTTTCTTTATTCATCCAAAAACAGTACTTACGATTAATAGAAACAACAAAGAGTTGAGTCTCAGTTTCCTGTTCTACCTCCATTGCATGAAGTTTATCCATTTGGTTCACAAATCTGTTCTTAGCCTTTGAACTCTTTGGTTGAACGTTGATAAGGTTTTTCTTGAGTTTCATTGTGGTTTTAAGAGTGTTTAGATGATGGTCATCAAACCCAACAAAGGTAGTCTACAGAGATTGTTGGGTGTCTGTCAAGTGGTTTAGGAATTCCTCATAGAGGACTTGTTCCATTTGAAATGCTTGTACTTCCCATGGTTGTTCAGAATAGTCTGTGAGAGAGTGGTCTATGCCCCTCCAGTGCCTCTTTCCATACTTATCCCTAAGATCCCCCATAACGTGCTGATAGACGTGCCACAGTTCATGTAGAAGGGTTCTTGTATAGTGCTCCGAATCCATTTGATTGTGCAATTCAATTTCAAATGAACGTGGACGATAATCACAATCAGTCACACCAACCCAACCCCAAACTCCTTCGCGCAACATTCCTCGATGATTAACTGTAATCTCAAGTTTATGATGTGGAAGTTCTTTAGTGATGAACCATTCAACGATTTTGGTACAACGTTTCTTGCTATAATTGTACCCAGTAGTATATAATGTGAGCATCAGAATAATGCATTCAAAACTGCTTCAGTAACTTTTGTTACCCAGTGAATCATCCACACCAGGGATCCAAGAAAAAGCAGTCGATCTAGATTGGAGTACCTCATTGGTTTCGTTCTGTACTCACATACTATAAAACCCACCAAAATCGATTTAGTGGGTCAGTGTGCCAGTTTTTAAAGTGTCTTCACAATGGAGGATCACCATTTTCTCTTCGTATTTCAGAGGTCTTTTTTGCAGTTATCTTATAGTCCTCACCAAGTATTTCTTTCAGTATTTGGTCAAGTAATTCACCAGCACCTGCTCTAATCAATGTTCCTTGCAACTCAATATGCTCCAAAGGCAAACTATGAAAAATGTGATCGCTGATGTACTTAAATCTTTCCTCATCACTCATCTGTCTCGTAAGTCTTTCCGCAACTTCAAGTCTTAGAACTGCAAGTTGTTCATAAGTCAAAAATGGAAAATCATTGACATTATAAGAAACTGGAGAGACAATATCATTCTTATTCATTGTTAAAAGAAATTAAAGTTTACATTCATTCTACACTGCGAGTCAGTGCATGTAGTGCTATGATGAGGTTTGTGTGGTTCAAATAAAAGTAATCTGTTTTCTACTGATTGAACTTCAGTACCATCTTCAAGAACAGTTAGTCCATTATTAGTATTCAAATAAAAGATAGCACCACGATGTTCAAATTGGAAATCGCAATGGTTATTATGATGTATGAGTTTTTCTGTTGAGGTATACAAATTACCTTTAACTCTCATTAATGCTTTTACATTAATTTTATTCAGGATTGGAGCAAAAACAGGACAAAACTCATCAGCATAAAATTTATTATAAAAAGTATGAGTAAAATAATAAGATCCCATGATAGTAT